GCGGAAAGTCCCATCTCATGCGCGTTGCCGCCATCACATGGTGCGCGGCTGTCTCAGGGCTCCAGGTCTATCTGTTCCGCCGCATCCGTGACGATCTCATCAAGAACCACATGGAAGGCCCAAAAGGCTTTCGCGCCATCCTCGCCGGGTGGGTCATGTGCGGCTTCGTCAAGATCGTGGACGACGAAATCCGGTTCTGGAACGGCAGCCGCATCTACCTCTGCCACTGCAAGGACGAGAAGGACATCTACAAGTACCAGGGCGCCGAGATCCACGTCCTGCTGGTCGATGAGCTCACGCACTTCACCGAGAGCATGTACCGCTTCCTGCGCAATCGCGTGCGCATGGTGGGGCTTACCGTGCCGGCAAACTACGCTGGCCGCTTCCCCCGCATTTTGGCCGGCGCCAACCCGGGCAACATCGGACATCTTTGGGTGAAGGCGACGTTCGTGGACCGCGGCTCCTATGAGGTCTACCAGGCCGCGCCGGAGGAAGGCGGCATGATGCGCCAGTTCATTCCGGCGTTGCTCGAGGATAACCCGAGCATGAGCGTCGATGATCCTGGCTATGAGATGCGCCTGCAAGGGCTCGGGTCGGCGACGCTTGTGCAGGCCATGCGTTATGGCAATTGGGACGTGATCGAGGGAGCCTTCTTCGATTGTTGGGCTCCTCAGCGGCACATTGTGCGGCCGTTCGAGATCCCGGCGCACTGGCTGCGTTTCATGTCGGGCGATTGGGGCTCAGCCAAGCCATTCTCGTTCGGCTGGTGGGCTGTCGCCTCCGACCCGATCACGGTGGAGGCGCGCGACGGTGGGCACCGCGTCCAGATCCCGCGTGGCTGCCTTGTCCGCTACCGTGAATGGTACGGCGCCAAGAAGCCGAACGAAGGCCTAAAGCTCCACGCCGACGCTGTGGCGCGCGGCATCAAGGAACGCGAGGTCAATGACACAGTGAAGCTCAGCTATCGCGTGCTCGACCCGGCAGCGTTCGCAGAAGACGGCGGCGAGTCGATTGCTCAGGCCATGGCGCGAGAGAAGGTCACGTTCCGACCGGCTGACAATGCGCGCGTGTCTCAGCGCGGCGCCATGGGTGGCTGGGACCAGATGCGCGGCAGGCTCGTTGGCGATGAGGATGGGCACCCCATGCTGGTCACGTTCTCGACGTGCCATGACAGCATCAGGACGATCCCAGCCCTGCAGCACGACAAGGACAGACCCGAGGATATCGACTCGGACGGCGAAGACCACGCCGGCGATGAGTGGCGCTATGCCTGCATGTCGCGTCCTTGGGTGCGCAAGGCGCCGCAGGTCAAGAAGACGCCATCGGACGGCTATCGCCGTGCAAGCCAGTCAAGCGAACAGAGCTGGAGGGTCTAAGTGCAGTCGTACGCCGTGACCGGCTCTGTCGCCGACAAGAAGGACGAGCCCGGCCTCCACCGCAAGCGCCGCTGGTTTCGTGCCTACGAGACCAACAAGCGGCAGGAGCAGGAGGAAGCCCGCGAGGCGCGGAAGTATTACCACGACAAGCAGTGGACAGACATCGAAGTCGAGCGCCTGAAACGCCGCGGCCAGCAGGCGACGGTGCGCAACCGCATCAAGCGCAAGATCGACTTTCTCGTTGGCACCGAGCAGCGCCTGCGTCGTGACCCGAAGGCCTACCCGCGGACGCCGCAGCACGAGAAGGACGCCGACGTGGCCACGGCCGGTCTGCGCTACGTCTGCGACCAGAGCCGCTGGGAAAAAATCTCGTCCGACGTGATGCACGACGCTCTGGTGAGCGGCATCGGTGTGGCGTTCATCGGCATCGAGGGCAGCGATCCGGCCATCCGTCACGTCCCGGTCGATCGCTTCTTCTATGACCCGCGATCGATCCAGCCTGATTTAAGCGATGCCCGCTACCTGGGCCTGCATCTCTGGTTCGACATCGACGAGGCCAAGGAGCGGTGGGGCCATGCGGCCGAAGCGCTCGAAAGCATGATGGACGCCGAGGCGGGAACGTCGTCGGCCATCATCGAGCACGATCGTCAGGAGCAGTGGGGCGACTTCGAGGGCCGGCGCGTCCGCGTGGTCGAGTTCTGGGAGCAGCGCAGCCTCGCGCCGCACATGCAGGGCTTCGGCTGGTACTTCTGTTTCTTCACGGGCGAGGTGGAGCTCGAAAAGGGCTGGTCGCCCTACACCGGCGAGAAGAACACGCCCGATTGCCCCTATGAAGCGTGGTCGCCCTACGTCGATGAGCGCGGCGACCGCTACGGCCTCGTCCGCACGCTCAAGAGCATTCAGGACGAGATCAATTACAGCGCCTCCAAGTTCCTGCATCGCCTGAGCACCCGCCAGTTCTTCTACAAGGAAGGCGCGGTTGACGATGTGGACGAGTTCTCGCAGTCGATCGCTCGCCCGGACGGCAAGATCAAGATCGCCGCCCATACGAAATGGGGCGAGGACATCGGCCTTGTTGACGATACCGTCGAGATGCGCGGCGAGGCCGAGCGGCATTCGATGGCGCTGTCCGAGATGGAAAACTACGGCCCGAACCCTGGGCTGGTCGGTCAGGGCGAAGGCGTTGACGGTGCATCGGGCCGCGCGCTTCTGGCTCAGCGCGACAGCGGCATGACCGAGCTTTCGCCGGTATTCGAGCGCCAGCGCGACTGGAAGCTCCGCTGCTATCGCAAGATGTGGAGCCGCATCCGTCAGGCCTGGCAGGGTGAGAAGTGGATACGCATCACGGACGACCAGAACGCGGTGCAGTTCGTCGGCATGAACCAGTACGAGATGGACCCGATGACGGGCCAGATCATGGCTCAGAACGTGGTCGCGCAGATCGACGTGGACATCATCCTCGATGAAGGCCCCGACACCATCGTCATGAACGAGGAGCTGATGCAGCACTTCTCGAGCATGGGCGAGGCGGCATTCTCGCCGGCGGGCAAGCTGCTCATCGAGCTGTCTAACGTGAACAACAAGGATCGCCTGCTCAAGATGATCGACGAGGCGATGCAGGCCACGCAGCCGCAAGGCCCGCCGCCGGAGCAGATCAAGGCCGAGGCGCAAATGCAGCAGATGCAGGCCAAGGCGCAGCAGGATCAGATGAAGTTCCAGGCGGACATGCAGTTGAAGGGCGCCGACTTCCAGCTCAAGCAGCTCGACCTCGAGCAGAAACAGCTTGAGGCCGAAACACAGCGCAACCTCAAGATCATGGAGCTTGACGCCGACCGAACGCGCCTCCAGTTCGAGCAGGAGAAGCATCGGATGGAGCTCGAGCGCATGGACCGCCAGGCCGAGCACGACCGGAAGATGCTCTAGCACAAGGCCAAGTCGGCCAAGGAAAAGGAAGCCGCGTGATGTTGCATGAGGAATTGAGGCTCAAGGCGCTGGAGGCCGCTCGCCAGGAAGGGCTGTCGGGTGACGCGCTCATGACCCGCGCCGAGGAAATCTACCAGTGGATCCGCTACGGCGCGGACGGCGCCACGGAGACGCGCAAGGCGCTGGACGGCATCTCGTTGACGGATGCCAGGACCGGCGAGACCCGCCCCGCCCGTGTCGTCGGGCGCGATCAGGACATCATCGACAAGCTTCGCGATGCCGACGGGTATCGCAAGGACCAGTAAGCAGACCACGTGCGTAGCCTCGCCGGCTCAACCGGCGTTCCTCGCGATTGCGGGCGCGTAATCCCGCGACCTCGCCACGTCGGGCGTAAAGCGACGATCCCGTGACCAGCTACGATAAAGCGGACAGCAGGAAACATGCAGACTGATACTGGCAGGCCCGATGAGGGCTTCGACAGCGTGTTCGCACGCGACGACGTTGAGGACAGCCACGACAGCGGTGCGGAGCCCGTCGCACCGGAGGCAGCCCAGCCGCGGGACGAGGCCGGACGGTTCACGTCCGTCCATAACCAGCCCGTGGACGAGCCGCAGCAGGCAGAGCCGGCACAGCCGGAGCCGCCGCCGCAAGCCTCGCAGCCCGAGACGCCGCCCCAGCAACAGCCGCGCCTGATCCCGCTGCCTGAGCTTCAGAGTGAGCGTCAGAAGCGACAAGAGGCCGAGCGCCAGTTGGCGGCCCTACAAGGCCAGATGCAGGCGTTTCAGCAGATGTACCAGCGCCCCCCTCAGCAGGCGCAGCCGCAGCAGGAGGCGATGCCGGACCCCTATGTCGACCCGGAAGGGTGGGCACGGTTCCAGCAGACGCAGATCCAGCGGCAGCAGGAGGCAATGCAGCTTCAGGTCCGCGACCAGATCGCCAACATGAGCGAGGTCTGGGCGCGTCGCCAGTTCGGCGATGATCTGGTCCAGAAAGCCCAGCAGTGGGCGATCCAGACCGGCGCGGCACAGCATTTCTTCCTCAACGCCCGCGATCCCTACGGCGAGCTGATCGACGCCTACAAGCGTCAGGAGGCTTTGACCCGCATCGGCAGTGACGTGGACAGCTACGAGAAGCGCATCCGTGAGGAGGAGCGCC